CTAATCAGCTCGCAGCTTTTCGCCGTCCGGAAGGGTAAATGTTTGTTCAAATTTCACTCCCAGAGCATTTGCTATCAGCTGCATTTCATCAGAGGTAAGTGTGCCTCTCTGCAACTTTTTGTTTAGATTCTGCCTTGATTGACCGATTCGTCTGGCAAGTTCGGAAATGCTGACGTTCTGTCCGGCACATATTTGTTTAATCAATTCTGATGTTGTCATGTGGCACTCCCTCCAAATCGCTATTTATATTGTAAACCATTTGGTTGCGTTTTTCAAGAAGAATCCGTATACACCAGTCAATTGGCATATACGGATTTAATGTTATGTGTCTTTTATCCTTCAATTTCCATCCCGTTTCTGAACCGGAAGAGCAGCGTTCCGTTGTGCCTAACCACTACGCAGTCAATGACCGAGAGCCAAAGTTTACTGTCGAACTCCACGACCGGCTCATCGGTTTCATGTAGTTCAAACATGAATGCGCTGATGGAATCCGCCTGTGCCTTCCGCTGTTCGCTCTGCTCACGGAGTTTCTCGACCTTGTCCCGAATGGCGGTGTAGCGGTCTTCATAGCCTTTGTATTTCCGGCTGAACTCTGCCTGATTCATAGCATTTGAAGCGTTCTCTTCGATAATTTTTCGCGTAAGACCCGTGACTACTTCAGCTTCCTGCAGAAGGTCGGCAATCTTGCCGTCAATCTCCGTGGTGTCGGTCAGCACATCCATCATCCGCCTGCAGTCATCGATAATGTTTTCTCTGTCCGGAATAAGGCTGTTATAGGCTGCGATAAACCTTGCCCGGATATCGTCCTCGTTCAAGTGCGGTGTGGTGCAGCGGTGTTCCTTGTCTTTGAACTTTTCGTTGCACTGCCATACCGTCCGCTTGTACTTATTCGTGGAGTTCCAGGTCTTTGCACCGAAGAACCCGCCGCAGTCTTCGCAGATAAGCCTTGCTCCGAATACGCTGTTTCCGCTGTACCGCCTGCCGAGGGCTTTTCTCCGTGTCATCTCAAGCTGCACCAGTTCCCAATCTTCCGGCGGGATAATGGCATCGTGGGAATGCTCGATGTAGTACTGTGGAACTTCGCCGTTGTTTTCCTTCATCTTGTGCTGAAGGAAATCTACCGTGAATTTCTTTTGAAGGAGCGCAGAGCCTTTGTATTTCTCGTTTGTAAGGATGCTTTCCACAACCGCTGAACCCCATTTGCTTTTCCCTCCCGGAGTTGGTACGCCTTCCTCGGTGAGGGTTTTGGCAATGGTGAACGGTGTCTTGCCGTCAATGAACATCGTGTAGATTCGGCGAACGATTGCAGCCTGTTCCTCCACTATCACAAGCGGATGGTCTTTGTCGGGGCCTTTCTCATAGCCGAGGAAGGAACTGTAGCCGAGGCTGACCTTTCCGTCCGAGAAGCGTTTCCTATGACCCCATGTGACGTTCTCCGAAATTGAACGACTTTCTTCCTGGGCAAGGGAGGACATGATGGTGATCAGCACTTCGCCCTTGCTGTCGAAAGTGTAGATGTTCTCTTTCTCGAAATACACCTCAACATTGTGTTCCTTGAGGGTTCGGACATTGGTGAGGGTATCGACCGTGTTTCTCGCAAATCTGGAAATCGACTTTGTAACAATGAGGTCTATCTTTCCGGCGAGGGCATCCTGTATCATTTTATTGAAACCCGTACGGTGCTTGGTGTTCGTACCGCTGATGCCTTCGTCCGTGTAAACATCCACGAAAGTCCAGTCAGGCTTGCTCTTGATGAACTGTGTGTAGTAATCGACCTGTGCTTCATAGCTTGTAAATTGTTCATCGCTGTCTGTTGATACACGGGCATATCCCGCAACTCTTCGTTTTGCTATACCTTTATCCGGCATTCTCGTTGCCGGGTTAATTGTCTGCGGTATGATTTTTACCGAGCGGGCTGTTGCAGCCATTATTTATCTCTCCTTTGCTTTATAGCTCTTTGCCTTGCGGCTTCACGCATCTCCGGTGTCCAGGACTCGGAACGTGAGCGGTCTTTCCATTGCCGTTCTACACTGCTGCCATCCTTAAAATAGAATATTAAGCTGTTAGCTCCCGGAACCTTGATGTGGTCGATGTTTTCATAGAAGATCTTTTCATCAAAATTATCCAAACCGAGAACTTCCGCAGTAACGGTTATAAGAGTTGTTTCCGGTATTGATTTCGACTTACAAAATGCTCTGCCTTGTTCCTGAAAAGAACGGCAATTCCAGGATATTCTACCGTTGGCAGTAACACGTTTGAAGTTCTCTCCGCAGAGTCCGCATTTGATTGTGCTTGTAAACGGATACCGTTTCGGTGAATTTTTACCACAGTATTTCTCTCTGACGGCTTTTACAACTGACTGTGCTTTTTCAAAAGTCTCCTTGTCCACGATTGCTTCATGGGTGCCTTCCGCATAGTACATCGGAATCTCGCCGTTGTTCTTTACTATCTTCTTTTCCATATGGTTATTAACATAGCTTTTTTGAAGAACGGCATCACCAATGTATTTTTCATTGCTTAAAATTTCGGTAATGCGACGGGCTGTCCACTTTTTTCCGAAGTATGTACTAATCCCTCTTGTATTCAAATCTCTGCAGATGCTGCCAAAGGTCTCTCCGGCAATGGCTCTGTCAAAAATGTTTCTAACAACTTCAGCCTGCTCCGGATTGATTTCTATCTTATCCTTTGTGATGTTGTATCCGTACTGGATGTGCCATTGTACAAGTTCGCCTTTTTCGTATGACTTACGTATTCTCCATTTCTGATTCTCACTTGCCGAACGGCTTTCTTCCTGGGCATAAGATGCGAGGATTGTCAGCATCAATTCACCGTCACCACTCATTGTGTGGATGTTCTGCTCCTCAAAGAAAATATCAATTCCAAGTTTCTTAAACTCTCTGACGGTATTTAATAGAGTGAGCGTATTCCTTGCAAATCGGGAAATGGACTTCGTGATGACCATGTCGATTTTTCCTGCCCGGCAGTCAGATATTAGTCTTTGGAAATTTTCTCTGTTGTCCTTTGTTCCGGTCATAGCTTCATCGGCATACACGCCGCAGTAATTCCAACCCGGATGGTTTTGAATCATCTCGGAGTAGTAACTGACCTGGGCAGATAAGGAATGGAGCATAGCATCCTTCCCGGATGATACTCTTCCGTATGCAACTACGTTCAGAAGTTTCGGCTTTGCGGGAAAAGAAGCATCCAGTTTCCGTACCTTTCTATCCATATATGATTCCTCCTTTCTTATGGTATATATCACTCTAAACACCGATAATAGCAAGGATTATAAGTAGAATATGCTGGATAAAGTTATGCCGTATTTTTCGGCAATTACGGTACGGATTTTCTCATAATCCTTATTGGAAATAATGCCTCTTTTTCGCATTGTGTCCGCAATACTCATAGCAAGTCTGTAGGCGGTGATTCTCTCGTTATAGTCATCCATTATTCTTCCTCCTGGCTTCGGCATAACACCCGACAGAGCAATAGACACGTTTACCGTAATCTTTGAATTTCTTACCGCAGACCGGACAGACATATTCATTTAAGGTTTGCTTCGTCATCATATGCGGATGAGCATACCACCACTTGTTCTTGCAAACCGATGAACAGAAAGTCTTTTGCCTTTTATGATCTGTATGGTTAAGCGGCTTTCCGCAGTACAGACAGACATCCTCAAGTTCCACAGGATGGCGGGTGATGTAAGATTTGACAGCATTGACCGCTTGACCGGTGATAACAGCAATTTTGGTATAGCCGATACCTCGCTTACGCAGTATTTCAATTTCATTTATTTCAGCGTTCGTCATTGACCGACACCTCCTTCATAGTACGCAGAAAAATATGCTGTTTTTCAGGGTATCCCCATAGATGTCAGTCAAAGAAAAATGTCGGTTTAACAACCTCAGATAAAAAAATAATGCCCGCCGAAGAATTAAATCCTCGACGGGCATAAAATCTTTATCAAAAAAGCAAGGCACAGAGATGTGCTTTGCTTAATTACGGCTTTTCATATGTAATCAGCTCTCCGACATCAATATCCAAATAACAGCACAGCTTACAGATGAGAGAGGCATCAAGCCTTTGGAATTCATTTCTGCAATAGCGGTTAAAGTTGGTTCTTGGGATATCAAGATCCTTGCATATCTGATTCTTTGAGATACCGCGTTCGTTTAAAAGTGTCTCAATATTACACCGCAGTTTCCCGTATTCCATGCTCAACCTCCTTCTTTACTTCAATACAGAAATTATATATAATGACTGGGTATTTAATAATTCACTATAAAGCGAATCATTATATAGTTAGTATGCAGAAGGAGGGATAATAATATGCATCGATGCTTCTTTATCGGACACCGGGAAGCGGGAAGTGAAATCCTTCCACAGCTTGAAAGAATTATAGAACAGCATATCGTTGAATATGAAGTTGAAGAGTTTATAGTAGGCAGCTACGGCCATTTTGACAGGCTCGTGCATCACGCTCTTGAATCAGCCAAAAATAGGCATCCTCATATAATATTGACATTGCTACTGCCGTACCATCCGGGAGAGAAATCTGTTGTTCTGCCGGACGGATTTGACGGTTCGTATTATCCGGACGGTATGGAACGGGCACCAAGACGATATGCTATTGTACGAGCAAACAAAGCGGTTTTAAATGAATGTGAATACCTCATTGCCTATGTGTGGCATCCGGCAAGCAATTCATTAAATATAGTTGAATATGCCGAAAAAAGAGGTATTCACATTTCATATATAAAGAGAAATACTACTCTTTAAAAATACCGCCAAGGGATGAAACAGTATTTTTTCCTGCTTTGCCATCAACGGTGAGACCGTTTGCTTTCTGGTATGCCTTCACAACACTTTTGGTAGAGCTCAGATAATTTTTGTTCGTCGTATGAAGGTTTAATCCATAGCCTTTGCTCTGTAACAGCTTCTTTAATTCGCAAACATCCTCACCACGTCTGCCATATTTCAATACTCGTGTGAAGACGTAGCCTTCGTTCCAGAACGGAGGTCTGCCGAAGGCATTCCATCTGCTGTCGAGCTTTCCTTTGACCACACCGTAATCTCTGCCTCTTGCCTCGATGACATTTGGTACATCGTCAACGACATAACCGACGTGTGTTGCTCGGCCTTCGCTGTTGACCTTGAATACAAAGTCACCGGCTTTTAATTCGCTTTTTGCAATCTTCTTGCACTTGCCTTTGAGTCCGTTTGCATTCATGTCCGAGCTGCAAATGCCGGATAAGTTCTGCAGAAAATACATCCCGAGACCGGAGCAGTCAAACGCACGAAGCACTTTGCCATATCCGGCATTGACCTGCTTTTTCCAGTACGCAACAGCTCTGTCGCCGTTTGCTTTGCTCGTTTCCTTCTTCCTGATCCAGTCCTCGGTGATACCGGTCTGTCCCTGTGCACCCCAGACATATATGCTGTGATTGTTAACCTGCTCCTGCAGGTAAGAAATAAAATCATTCAGTTTATTCGCCATCTTCATCATCCTCCGAATCTTCTTTTGTTTCCGCACGATCATGCAGCTGTTCGAGCACTTCTTTTAGCTTTGTCGGGATAGGTAAACCGAGATGAGCCGAATTCTCTACAAGGGATAAGCCTTCATTTGCCATGTAGAAGAAAATCACCGCTGTGCGCATGACCGAGCCACTCTTAATGATGTACAGGTCAAGAATGTGTCCGATTCCGACAAGTGCAAAAATCAGTATTTTCTTAAATATCCCTTTGAAGCCGACTGCGCTGGAGAGCTTCTTATTTACCACCGCGCACATTACTCCGGTGACATAGTCAATCACCACGAATGCGAGCAGTGCGAAGATAAGCCCATCGCAGCCACCTAAAAACCATCCGAGCCATCCGCCAACTGCGGTGAACATGACCTGTATGGCAGTCCAAAATTCTTTCATGTTTTTTCTCCTTTATGCCGTTCTTTTGTACATATAGCAGGTGATGTACGGCGGCAGCTTATTGACTGCCGTACCGCTGCCTGCTGTTCCGGTTGAGCCGGAAAGCGTTGCTGTATGTGAGTGTGAGCCTGAGCTTGCAATAGTCTGAGGCTCAGTCGATCCACCGTTAGTGAAATACTTGTAGGTACTGCCTGAGCCTGAGCCAACCTTGTACGAACCCTTTGATGCCGTATGCGTATGAGCACCTCCGGACGCCACTGTTACTGTGCCGCTTGAAAGCGTGTGGCTGTGGCTCGGCAGGTTTCCTGTGGCAAGCGTTACGGTTTTTGCGCCGCCGGTCTTTTCTGCTGCACTGAAATCCGTATCCTGTGAATTCACTCCGATCGGCACTCTGCCGGCACCCCAGAGCACCCATGTTCCACCCATGAAGGTGGTTGCTCCGGTTGTGCTTGTCGTCATTCGTATGGATCCTACGGGATAGATGAGGTCTCGCAGCCACGAAAGGTCGGAAAATGTAACGTCGCCTTTGAACTCAACGTCTTCTGCAAACTCTGCGTCCCAGCCAACCTCGAACAGGTTCTTTTCGGATATCTTGCCAATAGCAAGTCCCAGTCCGTTGTTACGTATTGACATGATCGTGTTTGCTGTGGATATATCGCCATATGCGTATGTCGATGAAAAATAATCCTTTGCTTCTACACGGATGTCGTATGCATACTGGTTGGATAGTGAGCCACCTACTATAAATCTCGTACTGCTCACGCTGTATCCCGAAGTTGAAAGCGTCGTTACGGTGTAGTCCGTTGCCGTCTTTCTCTTGTATCCGACCTTGAAAGCAACATCGTTTCTGTTGTTCAGTGCTGTAACCGCACCTGTGAGTGTTACCGCGACGTATGTTCCGGTGTGGCTTGCAGCACCGCTGCTGTTACACCGGTAAACAGATACTCCGGATAATGACGGTGCCGAATATGCGAGCACCGAGTAAGACACGTTTGTCGTTGCGGTTCTGCCTCGGCTATCCTTGACGACGATTTTCATCGTCTTTGTACCTGATCCATTGAGCTCCGCCGTTGTGAATGATGTCGAGGTATATGTGGCATCGTTCACCGTTGTCGTTACCGAAGCGATCGTCGAGCCGTATGCTCCCGAAGGCGTAATCGTTACCTTCAGCTTGGATTTGCTCTGCACATAAGCACCAATCTTTGCGGCAAGTCCGCTGACGCCTTCCTGCATTGTGTAAGTAAGCGTCGGTACCACGCTTGACGGAACTGCGAGGCTTAATCCCACACTTTTTGTACCGATGAGCGTGGTGCCATTGTAGGTATCGCAATACAGCCTACCGACTGCAGTCGTAGCGTTCGGCACTTGGCTTGCAAGGCTTATCGGTGGTGTCCAGCTTACTGACGTTGAGCTTGTCTTTGTAACAATTGTTCCGCTGGCATTTCCTACGAGGTATCGCAGCGTGTGCGTAAACGAAGACGATGCAGGTGATAGTGATATCGTTCCTGCGCTGCCCATCGTGAGTGAGCCGACGGTCGGTGTTGTGCTTCTGGGTATCGTCGGCAGTGTTACCGTGATTGATCCGCTGGCTGTGCCGTATGTAGATGCAATCGAGAAGTTGCCGCTAAAGGATAAGGTAAACTGCTTTGTCCCGTCCGAGTTATGTGCGACCGTAAAATCGCCATATGCCGCTGATCTCGTGGAAGCGTTATCCGTAAGTACAGTAATGTACTTTTTGTTTTCCGCACTCGAGTATGCTGTTTCATACTGTGTAGTGAAGTCCGTTCTTGTCGGGACGTTAGAGGTTGCAAAACCGCGCTTTTCTCTTTCATACACCAAGCTGCCACCGGCATATATCTTAAACATTCCTCGTGTGTCACCCGTATGGTTGTTCCAGTATGTCCAATACTTTGTTCCGGTCACAGTTGCCAGATATGCATAGACACGAATCGTGCTCGTGTTGTTTGTAATCGACTGACTGATTACCTTGTACTCAAGCCAGCAGGCGACCTTGCTGTTTGCACTTCCGGACAGCGAGCCGTTGACTACTGTGTATCCGGAGTTTATTGCTCCGCCTGTCCAATTCGCCATTCTCTTTTATTGTTTTTGCGGCTATATAGCCGCAAAAACTACCTCCTTTCTTCGGAATTGGGGCTGGTTTTGCAAAGCAAAATCGCTGCGGTTTGCAGCGAAAGCCACAAAACGGGAGTTTGAATTTATTCAAACTCATGCCTCCATTAACTTAAAATTCAGATTGTCATTATCCGGCACCCACGCAAAAGGCCCGATCTTCTGCGACGTCAGTATTTCAACGTTGTTTACGTATAGCTTTCCTGCGGAGAAGTATGCCAGCGCGTTTGTGGTTGACACCTGTGTTTCGTCGCCGGTGAAGAAATACAGGATGTCGTTCTCCAGCTTCAGCTTTATGTTCGAGCTACTTTCGCCAATGACAATGCCCGAGGCAATGAGGCGTATGAAGCTTCGTATCGTTTCAAACTGCTGCGATACTTCACCGTTCATCTCAGATATCTCCGAGTTGGTTTCGGTAAAGTTTGCTTCTATCGTTCCTGCCATTACCGTGAGCGTTGTATTGATAGAACTCTGGAAAGCCGAATAGTCTGACGTTTTTACATAATCCTCAAGTGCAGTGAGAATGATCTGCTCCGCTGACTGCAGTATGGACGTGTTGTGGTCTATCTGCGTGTTGGCGATAGCTGCCGCTTTTGTTCCGTCAACATAGCTGCCTTCAATCTTCTCTACACGCGCTTCGGTTAAAGCCTCGCTTGCAGCTGTTTCCGTTACGAGTGAGGCCGCTTCATCTCCGAGTGTGATCACCGTGTTTGCCGGATTGTTAAGAGGAATATCCATGCTTGTAAGGATGAACATTTCCTCCGGGCATATGTCGATGCACGAAACCACCACTTTATCCAGAAATGAAAAGGCCTCCACATTCTTATCGAGATTGTGAAGGTCTACTGCTGTGAGTGTGATGCTTCGCTTTAGCTTCACACCGCTGTTCGCAAGCCATGTGAGCCCTTTTTGTTTTAGGTACGTTGCGTTCTTTTCCTCCGGAAAGGTCGTAAGCGATACCGGTGCATAGATGATTCCGTATTCTGCTGCTGTGGTGCTGTCTATGAGATAGTCGAGTCCAGCGTTTGCATCTGCTATCGTGAGGCGTTCCTCCGAGGAGGAATTCTCATCGATTTCGTTTTGCTTTGCTCCGAGGGGAATGCAGGCTGTGTAGGTTTCGTCTGCGTTTCTCGATACCGCAAGTGACCGCAGGTTTTCAGCAAACTCGATGTGCTGCGTTGCCGTATCCGTCACATCGGCAAGATACGAAAGCACCGGATTCTCGCTGCTGTCAAAGGTGATAACGAGGTATCCACCGTAAGCATCAACCAAGTATGTCTTAATAGCAGACCATGTCGATATGTAATCCTCGGTGGTCATGCTGATCGTTTCCTGCGATGTTACGGTGCAGCTTCCTTGTATAAACTGCTGACCGGCATTCACCTGCGAGTTGTGTGCGGACAAGAACTGTGCGAATAGCTCTGCCGGTGTCGTTTCTTCTACGGTGAACGGCCGGATTACGCTATCGAGCAAATACGCCAGCGTTCCTTCTGCCACGTAAACGTGCTTTGAATCAAGGGATACGCTATCTTCAATAACCCTGCCGAGGAATATGAGAGTGGAATCCCGGTATACCTTTAACTTGCTCTTGAGCCTCGTAATGTGGCTTATGCTTGGATTTGTGGACGGCAGCGTGAATGTCAGCTGTCCGGCTTCGTTTGCCTTGAGCGTCAGCTTGGGATCCATCGCCACGTAGTCCTGCATCCGTGAGTCGTAAATCAAGTATTCATCTGCATATATGCTGTACATTACAATGCTCCTTCACGATATGTAAAAGTCACCTTGCCGGAGGTTGTGACCGTTACTACCAAATTGCCGGGTGGGAGCACCAACTCCGGCAGCATCGTCGTTCCTGTCGGAACAGAAAATGTTTTTGTAACTCCGCCTATGGTGCATGCGAGTGTTGCTGGTGCCGTTGCCGTAACGCTCGGTACCACCGGCATAGCAAGGTTTGTCAAAGTCAGCGTTCCGTTTCCTGTCCGTGATTTTGTTGTTGCGCTCTGTTTCAGCTTGTATGGCTCGGCATTAACGGATACCGATATCTGGCAGTATCCGTTGTGCTTTGCTATGCCCGATACATCGACTCTGCCGACGTAGAAAAAGGAGCTGTCTTTGCTGAATGTGATATTCATGTTCTTACCGTGAACTGCGTTTACAAGCTCGCTCACGACAGCGTCATAATCACCGACCGCGTACATCGTTATTGCAATGTTTCTGTCCCTGTATTTGACACTGCCATAGCTCTCAGACAAATCGAGCATTCCGTTTCTTCCGGGAATGCTCACATAATTCGTCTGCACCTTAGGCATCGGTATCTCGTATGGTGCAATAATGAATTTACCGGTCGTGTCGAACGAACCGAATATTATGTGACTCATACAAATCGCTCCTTTCTGCGTTTTATGTTTCCGAGTTCAGTATCCATTGCAGGTGCGAGCCATCCAACCACGGCTCCTGTATCTGTTACCAGATTGTAGTTACCGAATGTCGGCAGGTATTCCTTGAGCAAAGCCATAATGTCAGCAAGCGTTACACCTGTGAAACCGGTCTCCGGCACAGCAGTAATGCCGCTGATATCCGCATTGGCGTTGATTGTTCCTGCATCGAACTCGCTCGGAATAGCCTTCTGCATTTCTTTCTCAACGTCTTCCATTGCGTCAACAAAGCCTTCGCCAAGACCTAAGCCCATGTTTTCACCGATTCCGGCAAAAACGGTGGACGGAGAATGAATACCAAACAGGCTCTTAACACCGCTGATGAGGTCATTTGCCCAGCCTTTGACCTTGTTCCATAACCACGAGCCTGCCTGCTTGATGCCGTCCCAGATGCCTCGAATCAGGTTTGCACCGGCTTCGACCATCTTGTAGACGAGGTCACCGAAGGCTTTGACGATGCCCTCGACGATCTTCGGTACAGCCTTTACGATTTCAATGATTATGGTCGGCAGGTTTTCAATGAGTGCAACAAACAGTTCAACACCGGCCATGATGATTTTGTCGATGTTGTCGATGAGTGCTGTGAGAATTCCGTCGATGATTTTCGGGATTGCCTCGCAGATTGTCGCAATGATTTCAGGTAATGCCTGTATCAGTGCGATGAACAAATCAATGCCTGCCTGTACAATTAACGGCAATGCGTCAAGCACCGCTGTTATGATTCCGTCAATGATGAGCGGAATGGCTTCCACGATCGCCTGAATGATTTCGGGCAGTGCTGCCACCAGTGAAGTCAAAAGCTGTATTCCCGCGTCAATGATTTGCGGTATCGCTCCTAAGATGAAATCCACAATTGCAAGAATGATGCGGGGCAATGCTTCGATAAGGACAGGCAGTGCAGCCAATAGACCTTGTGCCAGTCCCTTTATGAGCTGCAGTGCTGCATCCAGCAATAGCGGAAGGTTTGCTATGAGTCCTTCCACAATCGTAATGATTGCCTGCACTGTGGCAGGTATCAGCTCCGGAAGCGCTTCTGCAATACCGGTGATAATTGCGGTGATAATCTGCATCGCTGCCTCTATGATCAGGGGCAGATTCTCCACGATTGTATTCACGATCGTCATGATTGCCGCGAGGACTGCAGGTATAAGCTCCGGCAGCAGGTTCAATATCGTAGTTAAGACCTGACCGAACAAATCCGCAATTGTGGTGATAAGCATAGGCAGCAATTCTGCCATTGCTTCCAGCAGCGCGTTTGTTACTGTCGGCAGTGCGGCAATGATGTTTTCTATTACCGGAGTGATGTTCTTGATGACCGTCTTTAAGGCATCGACCGCATTGTTGCAGAGCATTTCCATGTCCGCGTTGGCATCACCAAATCCGACCACGAGGTTGGAGAGTGCTGCCTTTAGGGAATTTATGGATCCGGAAATGGTCTTGTCCGCTTCCTCTGCCGTAGTGCCGGTAATGCCCATTTCGGTCTGAATGACGTGAATGGCATCTACGATGTCAGCATAGGACGAAACGTCATAGTGAATGCCGGATATCTTTTCTGCGTCAGCAAGCAGCCGTTCCATCTCGGCTTTGGTACCGCCGTAACCTAATTTCAGGTTATCGAGCATCGTGTAGTTCTGCTTCGCAAAACCTTGATATGCTGTCTGGATGGCGGATATGTCCGAGCCCATCTTATTGGCGTTATCCGACATGTCCGTTATGGCCATATCGGCATACTTGACAGCTTTCTCGGTATCGCCTCCGAGCGAGGAGATGAGGCTGGCAGAAAAGCTCGTTACCGTGTCCATGTAGTTGTTTGCCGACATGCCAGCGGTCTTATATGCGTTTGCCGCATACCGCTGCATCTCAAGCGACGAATCCTTGAACAGGGTATCGATACCACCAACCAGCTGCTCGTAATCCGCATATGCGCTAATGACTTCCTTGCCGAGCTTTATCGCTGCGGCTCCGGCTGCAACTGCGACCGCTGCAATAGCGGTGCCTGCTGCTTTTAGCGTTTTGGTGAGGCCTTCATATTTATTACTTGCGTCATCAGCGGAATCGCCGGACTTCTTCAGTTCCTTGCCATTCTCATCCAGCTTTTTGTTATTGTCAGCCAGCTCGCCTTCAAGGTCATTGAGCTCGGCTTCTGCGTTATTCAGCTGGATCTGCCAATTCTGCGTTCTACGGTCATTTTCTCCGAAGGATTCAGCACTGTTTTTAAGAGCAGCACGAAGGGTTTCGATCTTGCTTTTCTGTGCTTCGATTTCTTTATTCAGCACTTCGTTTCTGGCGGTCAATGCTTCGACGGAGCTTTCGTTCCTGCCGAACTGCGAATCGACCAGCTTCATCTCAGAGCCTAATACCTTGAAGCTCTGATTGATGTCCGACAGTGCTTTTTTGAATTCTTTTTCACCCTCAAGACCAATCTTCAGCCCTAAATCGTCTGCCATGCTTTCACCTCCTTAAAATCCGAATGGAATAATATCGTCTATGTCACAAACCTGTTTGGGCTTTGCCATTCCGCTGAACTGTCTATGGCATTCCCATAAATCGAGGAGTAAGCCAAACGGCATCAGCCATACCTCATCCATAGACAGATGAAGCGGACCGATGCCGCAATACAAAAGTCGGGTGAACAGTTCCTCGTCTGTTACCCGACCTGTGTGTTTTTTACTTCTTCGCTCTCGATGTTCCGCTTCGTGCCTTTAAGCATTGCCTCTGTGATCGCTGTCTTGTATTCCGCAAGGTCTGCCGGACAGGTCAACAGTTCAACTTCTTCCTCGGTAAGAAGCGGTTTTGTGTTGTCCCTGTTCCTCAGATTGTGGATCTGAATGCTCTGATTGGCGAGCAAGGTCAAAAGCCATACGATCTCGGAGATTGCCAGCTCGAAGTTTTCCGCCTTCAACAGCTTGTCGCCCAGGTTATCAAGGCCGCCGTAACGTCCTGCAATTTCCTTTGTTGCCTTGGTAGTGAGAATAAGCTCATAAGTCTCGCCGCCGATATTGATGTTTGAACTTCTTTCGTTATCCATATTTGCCTCCTGAATTATGCTGTAAAGTCGGGTTCATATACGCTGGTAAACCAACCGGAAATCGTCGATGCGGATACTCCGGTATCGCCATCAGTTACCTCTGCCTTCCACGGGTGTCTGTTTGCATCGTCCTTCTTGTTCCTGCGCATGATCGTGCCTTCGATGGTAGGTGTCGAGAAAGTAATGCTGTCGCCCTTTGTCTGCAGGTTGGTTGCAGGCACGCCGAACTTCACCTTGTAAAGCCAGAAGTATCTGTATTTGCCGTTTGCTTTCTTAGCTCTAAAGCCAATGGCCACAGGTGCGCCGCCGTCTTCGCTTGCCGCTACAAGTACCTTGTTTTCATCGACGTGTGCGCCGGTGAGTGCCGCTGCGGTTGCTGCTCCGATATCGTCAACGTTGAGAGTAATTGTGCCGGATTTGAATTCCTTTACGACCTCGGAAGCGCCGTCATCTGCATAGAGCGTTGCCTCTGCGAGTTCTACGGAAAGCTCTGCGGAAATTGCTTTTGCAAGCACCGCAGGCGTGCCATAGGTTTCATCACCGATTTCCACACCGGTCGATGCTGCCGTAGCTTCGGTAATGGTGGCATAATACAGTTTGTCTAAGCCAATCGTTGCCATTTATGTGTCCTCCTTAAATTCGTATTCTTTTGCTACATCCACTGCGTAGTGGTGATAGCCTGTTTCCGTTTCATATTCCACGTAGCGTCTGTCCGTAATTACAAAATCCGAACGGATAAGGGATTTTGTAAGGCTTGTTGCTGTTTGTAAGTAGTTATCCCTGCTGTAGAGTGATAGCCGCACCTCGTTAACCTCCGAAACGGGCTTATCGTCTGCCGACAACGGAAAGCTGTCCATGATCGGTGTCATAACGAGAAAGCAGTCCGGAGCTGCCGAGGTATATGCGCCTGTTTCAACAGGGATATTCAACTCTGCTGCCACGGTTTTTAATTCAGAGAGTATGCTCACAGCTTTGCCACCTCTTGTTTCAGTTTTTCCGCCATTGCCGCCTCCGTAGGTTTCTTTGTCTGGCTTTTTGTCCGCTTCATAAAAGGTTTTGCCGGCTGTCCGCTTTTTCCATATTCGATGATGGATGCGAGCATAGCGTTTGCTTTGCCACCTGAGTGCGGTTCACCAAATCCGACCTTTATGTTGCTGTTGCCGTTCTTGCCGATGAGGACAGGAGATGTACCGACAGACGAGACGAGCTCACCGGTAGCTCTGGATTTCTTCTTTGTGTTCTTGCCGACCACGGAAGCCAAATTGCTTCGTAGCTTATCCTCAACAATTTCTGCTCCGGCTTTTAAGACCTCTGCGGCAATTCTGTCCTGCTCTTTACCGAGCCTTGACAGCTTTATCATCAGGTCTTCGGGCATTGTTATCTTCACGTTAGCCATCGGATTCCTCCATGTGCTTTGCGAGTACCTCGTAATACATCTTTCGCTGCCTTACGTTTTCCACACTCGTGATGTCGAATCTATCCGTCCCGATCTTGATGTAGTTTGCTGTTGTCAGTGTCAGATTAGGAATAAAGCGAAAACGAAAAAGCACGTCCGCTTCAGAAAACACAGACGAGCTTCTCCATTTTTCGCTCATGTTCTTTTCTTCCATGTAGGCTCTTACGGTTGCAAGAGTGGTTTCGGTGTACGAGGGAAAGCCATCTGCATCGATGGTTTTTGCTCTCGTGCAGATGGCTATTGTAGTTTGCATTTTTCCTAAGCTCATACTTTCCACTCTCTTTCCAGCCTTAGAAGGTTGTTTACCGTCTTCCAAACCATTTCGCCGGCTGCTGTGCTGTCAGCAAAAAAGCCACCGGTAGAACCGTCACGCGATTCGTAGTAGTGGCTTGCAAGCATGATGATTGCCTGTTCAGTGTTAGCTGACATATCATTTTCGTCATAGTATCCGGCGGCTAAATGCTGGTAGCCCTCGGCATAGGAAACTGCGGCGGTGATGTAGCTTTGCAAGAGCGTATCATCTTGATTGTGCTCTACAATCAGGTTTGCCTTGACCTTTGCAAGTAAATTGACTGCCATTTATCACCGCCTCCTTTCTTAATCGGTTGCTTCGTCCGCAGCCATAAATCCTGCTGCTTTCAGTTTTGCAAGCAGGGCATTAAAAGCGGTTTTAAGGTCTGCAACAGTTGACGCGGTACTGTCTTCCTGATTTTCACAGGGAATTACCCCGTCTGCCGAAAGCACACCGTTGCTGTCAATGGAAAGACCTTCGCCAACCTTGATGCCGCCGAGAGTGTCTGCCGATGCTTTGTTAAGAGGGTTGGCGGAAAGGCCTTCGACCTCTACGCCATCCTCAAATACTACCTTGCCGCCAAAGTGAGTGACATCGCCGCCTTGCTCGGTATAGTTCTTTGCGTTATAACTCATGGTTTACCTCCTTACGCCTTCATCTGAAGGACTTTGATGGCTTCAGGAAGGATAAGCTTGCCGTCAACACGCTGGGTTGCGACAAAGCCTGTCTGGTCGGTTGCGGCATAAAGTTCGGACAGCTTCTTAAAGACTCTGCCCTGACGGTCAGCGATCCAGTAGTAGCTGAAATCACCGAACGCGATGACCTTTGCACCGGATGCGATGGTAGGCACATAAGAGGAAGTCTTCACAGGTCTTCCGAGGAGAGTATCGGGAGTGCCGGAAGTAAGAGCAGGCTGCCAGAGGTAGTTTCCGTTGCCGTCCTTGAGTTTACGGATCGCCTTTACGGTTGCATCGTTTACGACCCATACAGCGTTCTTGCGGTAAGGTGCGCCGAGACTGTAGAAGAGGTCGATAACTTCGTCAGCGGTAATAGCGGATGCAGATCCGGCAGTGACACCGACCTGTGCGCCGCCCGTACCGTTGAAGATTCCGACAGGCTTGCCGGAGCCGTCACCGTTGAAGAAAGCATCTTCTTCCTTGCTGCCGATCCTGCGGGCGAACTCTTTGGAAATGTACTGTTCAAGGTTGAAAACGGAGTCATTTAAGAGTTCGTTGGAAACCTTGATGAGAGTGCCGAGTTTGTACGCACCGATGGAAACCTGAGTGAAGGAATCGTCACTTTCGGTGATGGAGCCTTCCTCATCGACCCAGGATGCAGTACCCTTGGTAGCTACAACAGGGATCTTTCTGTCACCGGACGCAGTCTGGATAACATGAGCGAGCGTACGGAAAATGTTCTCGGATTCGAGTGCCTCAACAAGGGTATGCTCAAACTCATCGGGAACGAGATAGCCGCCTTCGGAATCGGTGCCTTCCTGGAGGGCATTGGCAATTTCGGGACGGATGTTCTTCTGACGCATAGCGTTCCAGAAGGACTTGTTATACGCTTTGGATGCTCTGCCGGTCTTTTCCTCATCATCGGCGGCCTTCATAGGCTTTTCGGTGATAGGAGTGCCGACAGGCTTATTCATTTCGGCTTCGAGAGCCTCTTTTCTTTCCATACGCTTGATCTCGTTGGTAAGGGCATCAAAGTCCTTTTCCATCTTTGCGTAGGAAGCATCGTCCTCGGCGGAGAGAACTCCGTCAGAACCGGTGCGGGTGTCGAGGAAGGCAGTCATGCTCTTCCAGAGATTGGCGCGCTTATCACGCAGTTCAGTAATGGTCATAATCATTTCCTCCTGATTACATATAGTTTTTGATCATGTTGAGACGCTGTCTTAACTCATTGACAGAGCGTCCCACGGATTTCTTCTCCGCCTTTTGGGAGATACGGTTGATGAGCGCCTTTTCCACGGAACTTGCGGAAAAAGTGTAGGCTTCGAGTTCTGCGTTCAGCTTTTCATCTGTGAGCAGGTCATCCGCAAAGCCGAGTTCGATTGCTTTCTTTGCGTTCATCCAGGTGGTCTCGTCCATCATGTGGGAAAGCTGTGTGTGCGAAATACCCGTCTTGATCTCGTAGGCATTGATAATGCTTTCCTTGACCTCATCGAGCATCTCGATAGCTTTCTTCATATCGACATGGTCACCGAATGCCGCAGTTGCGGGGTTATGGATCATCATGAGAGCGGTCGGTGCCATCAGCACCTTTGTGCCTGCCATAGCAATGACGGAAGCAGCCGATGCTGCAATGCCGTCAATCTTGACAGTGACGTTTCCCTTGTAATCCATGAGCATGGAATAGATCTGGCTTGCCGCAATGCAGTCACCGCCCGGAGAGTTGATCCAGATGGTGACGGGACCGTTTCCTGCAAAAAGTTCATCCTTGAACATCTGCGGTGTGATGTCATCGTCAAACCAGCTTTCCTCGGCAATCGTGCCGTACAGTTCAAGAATTCTCTCTTCGGATGGACTTGCGTCCGCCTGATTCTTCCAGTTCCAGAATTTCTTCATTTTCGGAATCGTCCTCCTTTCCGTCATTGGTATTTGCAAAAGCACCTGCCTTCTCAAGCGGGAGCATATTGCCGTTAATGAGATAAAGATTGCCGCCGTCCTCGTCCGGGATAAGGTCAAGGTTCTCCAGTTCACGGATGTCATTGGCAGACATCCAGCCGTTCTGCCTTGCCGTTGCGTAGCCCTGCATACGGGATGCGTAATCTCCTCGGAGCAGTCCTTCCACATTGAATTTCACAAAGTACGATTTCTTTTCCTCCGTGGTGAAGAGAGTCCTTTGGATGGACTGCTCCCAACGAATGACCCACGGGTCGAGCGTGTACTTTACAAACTCAAGGGATTGCTGCTCAATATTTGAAAACGAGGACTTTTCCAAATCGCCCACCATGTGAGGAGGGACACGGAAAATCCTCGCTATCTCATTTATCTGAAATTTTCTTGTCTCCAAAAACTGTGCTTCATTCGGAGAGATGGAAATCGGTGTGTACTTCATTCCTTCCTCCAAAACAGCTACCTTGTTGGAGTTGCCGGAGCCGCCGAATGTGTTCTGCCAGGACTCCCTTACACGGCTCGGGTCTTTTATCGTGCCGGGGTGTTCAAGGACACCCGAAGGTGCGGCACCGTTGGCATAAAACTTACTGCCGTATTCCTCGGCTGCGATGGCAAGACCGATGGCATTTTTCGCCATAGCTATCGGCGAATATCCCACCAGTCCGTCAAAGCCGAGTCCCGGAATATGAAGAACATCTCTCGGTGAAAGGATCACTGTGCCGGTATCCTTTAGTGCTTCGTCAGTATTTCGCTGATACTGATAGAACAGTTTTCCGTTTTCATCTCTGTCCACGGTCATCTTGTTCGGCATCAAAGGATAGAGAGCCACGATTTCGCCTTTGCCGTTACGGATGATCTGTGCATAGGCATTTCCCCAAAGCAAAAGATGAGTCATCAGCGTTTCTCTGAACACAAATGAACTCATCTCCGGATTCGGCTCATCATGAAGAAGAAGGTACAGCGGATGATCGATTGCCTTTTCCTTGCTGCCGTCTTTGTTGTATCTGTAAACATGAACCGGAAGTTCTGCCACAGCCTCGGAGAGAATCCTTACGCAAGCATAGACTGCAGTCATCTGCATGGCACTTCTTTCGGTTACAAGTTTTCCTGCCGAAGAGCCTCCCATAAAGAAGGAGTATCCGCTCCCGGCAGTTCGGTTTTCGGGACCGTCACGATTACGGAACAGTCCGCTGAATATTCCCATAGCTTTTTCCTCCATTTAAAAAACGAGCAGACCCCGTGTATCGTAGACCGACTCGCTTGTATCGTATCCGCACCGTATCGCGCGGTCGAGCGCCATGATCATGGCAATGGCACCATCTATCTTTTCCGTTGACTTGGATTTGTCCGCCTTTATGTTTCCGGCGGGGTCTGTACGGATGCAGATATTATCCATGTTCCACCTAAGAACCGGATGCCCGCCGTGAGCAATGTTCTGCTGAAGTGTCAGCGTCATAAGTTCCTTTGTCGGGGGACTCATACTTGCAAATCCCTGTCCCATAGGAACTACGGTGAATCCCATACCTTCAAGGTTCTGTACGCACTGTGTCGCACCCCAACGGTCGAAGGCAATCTCACGGATGTTGTACTTCGTGCCGAGTTCCTCGATGAACTTTTCTATAAAGCCATAGTGAATTACATTGCCTTCCGTGGTTTGGATGTAGCCTTGTCTTTCCCACAGGTCATACGGAACATGGTCACGCTTGACACGAAGGTCAAGCGTATCCTCCGGTATCCAGAAGTATGGAAGGACATAGTACGGTGCGTCCTCATCTTCCGGTGGGAACACCAGGCAAAAAGCGGTAAGGTCCGTAGTGGATGAGAGGTCGAGCCCACCGTAGCAGACACGGCCTTCCAGCATCTCCGGATTGAAGGGACTGCCGCAAGCATCCCATTTGTCCATCGGCATCCATCGGACAGCCTGCTTGACCCATTGATTGAGACGAAGCTGACGGAAGGAATTTTCCTCGGCGGGATTCTGCTTTGCCTGTTCGCAGGCGGTTTGGACTTTGTCCATTCCTATCGTGATACCGAGAGAGGGATTGGCTTTTTTCCAGACCTTCGGATCAGTCCAGTCCTCATCCTCATCGACTCCGAAGATGACAGGATAAAAAGTAGAATCGTGTTTTCTGCCTTCAAGAATGTCTTTTGCCTTTTGATGCTGTTCAAAGCAGATGGAGTTCACGTTATCTCCGGCTGTGGTAATAAGAAAGTACAGAGGCTGCATTCTCGCATCACCGCTGCCTTTCGTCATAACATCAAACAGCTTCCTGTTCGGCTGGGTATGCAACTCATCAAAGATAACACCGTGAATGTTAAAGCCGTGCTTGTTTGCGACGTCGGCAGACAGAGCCTTGTACTTGCTCCCGGTCGGATTGTATTCCATTTCCTTCTGCGACTGCCGTATGGTCATTTTGCTCATAAGGAGCGGACTTCGCTTGACCATTTCAAGCGCCACATCAAATACGATTTTCGCCTGGTCACGGTCTGCGGCACAGCCGTATACCTGTGCGCCGGGTTCAAAGTCTGCACAAAGTAGATAAAGGGCAACGGCAGCCGCAAGTTCAGACTTGCCGTTCTTCTTCGGAATCTCGATGTAGGCGGTATTGAACTGCCTGTATCCGTTCGGTTTCAGAATTCCGAAGATGTCTCTTATGATCTGTTCCTGCCAGTCGATGAGTTCAAAAGGTTCACCATCCCATTGACCCTGGGTGTGACAGCAGAACTTTTCGATAAAGCACACCGCATGGTCTGCGGCATCCTTATCGTAGTAGCTGTCTTTTGCCATGAAGCGTGTCGGCTTATAGTTTTTCAGTTTTCGTATCGTAAAGCCTCACCTCCGGACATAAAAATAACAGCCTTGCGGCTGCTTCATGTACGAGAGAAAGAGCCTCTCGGCTCAATCTCCGCTGATTGGTTTTGTCAGTAGTTTTCGCTGTGAAGGAGAATCTCCAAGGCGAATGCTGTGTTCTGATCGACCGGAGCGACATCTTCACCTCTGTCGAAGTTATAGACGATCTCGCCGTTACGCTTCAGCATCAGCTTTGAAATGCGTCCGCCGTTGATTCCCCGCTCAGACCCCTCATTGTACTGCTTCATCCAGTAATGAAAAATGTCTCCGTTTACTCGCAGGCTGCCTTCTTTCCACATTGCCGCATCCTCCTTATTCTTCGCCGGTCAGGATAAAGCGTACATACTTTGCTTTTTCCTCTTCGATGAAGGTCACCAGTTCGTAGAAGTCCATATCGTAGGCAATGCGCTGAACGGCACTCAAGTCGAACATATTCGTGAGTCCCGTGTCACGGACTGCGAGGATCTGCTCCTTTACTCTTTCGTCCATCAGTCGCACCTCCTGCAGCTGTCTTCTCCGTAGGCTACGGAAAGTCCCGAGCCGTTGTCCCAGCGAACCATGATGCTGCCGATGTCATCCACGCCGATGACCGTGCCTTTTGTGCCGACCGGCGGTGCCTGGGAATCATCCATATGGAGAAGCTCCACACGGCAGCCTGCGGGATACTGTTTTTTCAGTCTCTCAACGACTTCTCTCGGAATACCGAACATTTACTCCACCTCCTTGTCTTCCTTGCTCTTGAAAGCCGAGTTCCCGGAAAGGCGGGAAAGAAGGATCTTTCTTGCTCCCTTGAACTCGTCACCGATGAATCCGAGGCGGAGAAGGAAACATCTGAATGCGTACTTGTCGTTGTCGGTATCCTTTTCCTTGGCGGTGACCCGCTTGGCTCCTTTGGCAAATGCCATCAGCTTGTTTAAGAAAAGGATGCAGGCAAGTTTCTCGTCTTCCTTTGCGGAAAGGTCAAGCTTGAACCAGGGGAATTGAATGGTGTGTTCATCCTTGTTCCAGTTGACCTCGGTGGAGATGGCATCGAATGCCTTTGTGATAAGGCTTTTCTTTGCTTCGCAGAGTGCCTTGAACCTTTCAAAGGCGGCCTCGTCAAATCCGGTATCCGGGAAGGAAAGCGTAACGCTGTCAATGTCCTCTATGGAGTCAATGGAAGGTGCTGCGGAAAACTTCTCGGCTACCGCCGAAATGTCGCTCTCAAAACCCTCATCGTAGAGATGCTCCAGAAGCCTTTCGATGACCTCGGAATCGGTTCTGTCATCGAAGATAAGGTTGCCGTCACGGTCAATGGTGAAGTAATCGATTTCGTAAGCGAAAGTCGGTGCGCCTGCGTATTTTACATCTGCCTCAAGCCAGGTGCCGATTGTCTGTGCAAGGTTCTTTCTTGCCTTGCCGGGTACGTTGTAGTGAATTGTCATGGTGTTGATCCTCCTTTAATTTTGGTAGTACATATATCACTCTAAACGGCTGTAATAGCAAGTCATATGTGAGAAATATACTGCACAAATATCAGGAGTTTTTACTGTGCGCCCAGACTATCCCGGACAATACAAAGTACACGCAAGGGAGTGCCACACCGTTGCCCCACATCTTATATTCCGCAGAGTCGGAATGCGGGTCTTGAAGGAAAGCACGTATCTGTTTCTCCGTTTTAGGCTTACTTGAAGAACCGGTTATCTTTCTGTGGGTTTCAAATATCTTGTACCACTCATAGACATCCTCGCTTGTCGGATGCTCGATGCCGAGATCATCGCACCACCAGTCGGGGAATCCCTGGAGTCTCGCACATTCTGTCGGAGTAAGACGGCGGACGATATAATCTGCTTCGATCACACCGTTTTGGTAGCCGGGGTTCGTGCCGTTCACAAGGCAGCCGGATTTATCTTCCGTCATACAGACACATTCCGCTTTCATCTGCGGATAGAATCCGTAAGGCTTATCATTCACAAGCGGTGGGTCTTTATAGTCCGTTGCCACCAGGCAGTTCGCCGTTTCTTCCGTTGCCTCCGTGAAGAAGGATGCCTTAGAGGAGGAGAATGTCGGCTGTGCAACAGCACCCGGACCTTTTGCCACCATCGTGGGTTCAAGTTCCGCTTCGACAGCAAAATCGTAGAGAGCGTTTTTGCCCTGGTTGAAAGCCGCACGGTCAAGTCCGTAAGCCACAGCGTGATGCTCCGTGGCATTTAAGGTATAGGAAACATCCTCTTCCGAATATCCGTCACCGTGATGGGACGGACGAGAGCCGTTTCCTTCAAGAGCCACAACAGCCATACCGCCCTGGTTGCAGGACGGATTGCCGCCGTTCCCGTCAAGGCAGCGTGTTGTCTTTGCTTCATAGAATCCACTGTTCGGATTGTCCGATTTCATGGAGTTGGAGTCTTTTGCGCAGATGCCGTAGACCTTCGGCTGAAAAAGCGTCTGGTCATTGTTGCATGAAAGCGTGGCGGACTTGTTGTCCTGGACAAGAGGTCCTTTGCCGCCGCCTTCCTTACCGCAGCGTATCTTCATGGTCTTCGGTGTCTCCACCACGAACGGTTGATTGTTGCCTCCCGTTCCGAAGGTGGAAAGCACGGTCTGTGCGATTTCATCGGGACCGCGGTATCTGCAGTCCTGGCTGTGGTTTTCAAACACAAGCGGAGGATGATGGCTCTCCGCACGGAGGGTGGATGTCTTTTCTTCCGTCACATCCATACGGTTGCCACCCTGATCATTTAAGACAAGCAGACCGTTTCTTCCGGTCGATTCACCGCAGTTCACTCCAAGGGTCGCAGCCTTGTCCGACATAGCGGAGTTATATCCGTCTATGCCGTAGCAGCCTGTCTCACAAGAGCAATCCGAAGGATCTCGGGTAATGTTTTCCCACGAGCGGAAGCCCTGCGGAGTATACCCAGACAAGCCTTCTGACTCAAATAGTATTTCTCCGGCACTCCCGCCATCAAAATCTGCGACAAGGTAGATACGTTTTCTTCTCTGGGGAACTCCCCAAAATTGAGCATCGAACTGTCTCCAGGCAACGGAGAATCCGTCACCCATGATGCATCCTGCATACGGCCACTTCTTAGGTCGAGGGACAGAAAGCTTATTGTCTTTGATGCGGCAGATGCTTTCGAGGACGCACCGGAAGTCTTCACCTTTGTTTGAGGAGAATGCGCCGGGGACATTTTCCCAGACGATGTATCTCGGATATTTTCCATCGGTTTTACACCTCATTTCTTTGATGATTCGGACAGCTTCATAAAAAAGACCCGAACGGTTACCGTCCAGGCCTTCACGCTTTCCCGCCACGGACATATCCTGGCACGGAGAGCCGAATGTAATGATATCGACCGGTTCGACCTCGCCGCCGTCCATCTGCGAGATGTCACCGTAGTGTTTCATAAAAGGAAGTCTCTTCTTTGTCACCATGATCGGGAACGGCTCGATTTCCGAAGCCCACACGGGAGTGATCCCGGTAAGGAGTCCGCCGAGAGGAAATCCGCCCGAGCCGTCAAAGAGACTGCCGAGGGTGAGGTTATTCATCGGACACCTCCACATCTTCGTACTTCAGTTCCGCTCCGTCACGAAGGACGCTCACACCATCGGAGCTGCCCTTGAATTCGATGTACCTTCTTACGATGACATCACAGTACTTTTCATCGAGTTCGATGGTATAACAGCTTCTGTCCATCTGCTCACACGCAATGAGCGTAGAACCGCTGCCGCCGAACGGGTCAAGCACAAGCGTATTTGACATCGAGGAGTTTGCAATCGGATACGAAAGAAGAGGTATCGGCTTCATCGTAGGATGATCCGTATTCTTCTTTGTCTTTTCAAACTCCCACACCGTGGTCTGCTTGCGGTCGGAATACCATTGATGCTTGCCGGACTTCTTCCATCCGAAAAGGCAAGGTTCATGTATCCATTGATACGGACTCCTGCCAAGCACAAGGCTCGGTTTCTTCCAGATGCAGCACCCGGAAAGGTAGAAACCCGCCGCATCAAATGCCTTGCGGAAGTTCAGTCCCTCCGTATCCGCATGGAATACATAGATGGATGCATCGTCCGCCATGACCTTTTCCATATTAGAAAAGGCATCGAAGAGGAAGTCGAAAAACTTCTCCGATGCCATGTTGTCGTTCTGTATTTTTCCTGCGGTGCCTTCGTAGTTCACATTGTACGGAGGGTCGGTCACCACAAGGTTTGCTTTCTTTCCCTCCATGAGGGTCTCATAGGTTTCAGCCTTTGTGGAGTCACCGCAGATGAGTCTGTGCCGTCCGAGTGTCCACACGTCACCGGCTTTTGAGAATACCGGTCTCTTCAGTTCCTCTTCGACATTGAAGCCATCGTCTTCGGTTTCGTTTCCGTCATCAAAAAGTTTTGACAGTTCTTTTTCATCAAAACCGGTAAGGGCAAGGTCGAAAGCATCTGCCTGCAGAGCCTCGATTTCAACACGCAGAAGCTCTTCATCCCATCCGGCATCAAGAGCCATTCTGTTGTCGGCAATGATATATGCCTTCTTCTGTGCTTCGGTAAGATGGTCGGCAAACACGCACGGAACTTCCGTCATGCCTTCTTCCTTAGCGGCTAGAAGTCTGCCGTGACCTGCGATGACACCGTAATCCTTATCTATGATGATGGGATTGATGAATCCGAACTCACGAAGAGAAGAACGGAGTTTGTTTATCTGCTCCGGTGAGTGGGTTCTTGCGTTATTTACATAAGGCACAAGTTTGTTTACGCTGACAAGCTTGAAGTCTGTAGTTATTTTCATCATACAAGCCCCCATTCTGCAAACTTCTCGAAACCGCCTGTTCTTTCAATATAGTCTTTTGCGATTTCCACGATTTCGGAGTATGGTCTTCCGTCAACGGTATCGTCGCCGATTGCACAGCACAGCTCCACCGTTTTCCCGGATTGTTGTGCTTTAAGCCATGCGTAGATGTTTACCGAAACGTCTGCCTTGGATAAATCTTTGCCATGAAGTCCGCCTCCTGTGACGGAGTCCGCCATATCGCTTCCGAGTTTTCTGTTTGTTGCACCGCTGTCAACCGAAGTGCCGCCAGTCCAGTCACCAAGCGGATTTATATATGCACCCGGATATTTCTTTTCAAGTGCTTTCTTTTCCGCATTGCTCTGGCAAATAATGAGCTTTTCACCATCAAGGATATATTTGCCATCGCAGCCGTATTTTTCATAAATGCTTCTCGCTATCTTTGACAACTCTTTCTGTTCTTTCGTTACAGGAACTCCTTTGAATATTCCGTTATCTCCGCAGCGGAAGTTTTTATCCTGGTTTTTTGCCAGATGTTCATCCTGTGGAACTTCCACATAGTCGGTTTCGACATCACCGGCAATTCTGCGAACTACATCTCTGACATCGTCCGGATTCAGCTTTTCGGATGTTTCACAGATAATGTGACACACTCCGTGACCGATAAGCACCTCCACAGCTGCTTTCGGATTCCTGTTTTTCTTGTAGCAGAGGTCAACAACGGCCCCGGCTATTCTGTCAGCCACCTTGTCCGGGTGGCTTGGATTTACTTTTTCATACATAATTAGAAACCCTTTCTCTGATGAAGTATTTTTTCAAGATCATCGTTCGGGTTTGCTCCCGAAAAGTCTACGGAGCAATTCTCCTTGATGGTCTGCATGATGGCATCCCACTGACGGGTTGCCTGGTTCAGATAGTTGATGCCGATATTTATGAAGGGAGAAGTGATCGGCTTGTTTGTGGTCGGGTGACGGGAGAGAAAACCGAGTTCATTCGTCATCTCTTCGCACTGCAGCCACCTTGCTTTGCACATGGCATACTGCTCGATCTGCTGCGGGGAAACATAAGCTGTGGCTTTTATCCTGTCGAGCCATTTCCACACTCTTTCATAAATCTCGGCGGCCTTTAGGGTAGTACCATCCTTTTGCTTTGCGGACAGTATTTCATCGGGTTTCGGCATTTCCATACCCTCGATTTCGAGGATATCCAGTACGGTGAGTTTCCTGCCGCCGGGGTTGCCGTTAGCTGCTTTCTCCGCTACGCCTTTCGGTTTACGACCTGCACCCGGTCTTTTGCCACCGCGTCCGCCCGTGTTATTCGATTTTGTCGGCACTTTCTCACCGCCTTTCCTTTGATAAAATTACCGGGACCTTAATTACCCTTTTGAATACGCCTTTTTTGCACACGTGACCCCAGCGCCGTTGCACGGGACCTAAACCGTAGAGATTTCGACCGCCCCTCCGGTCAGCCGGAAGACTGCGGTTTATGGTTGTGCCAGCGGTCACCTCGCTGTGCATGAATGCGGCTGTGGCAGGAGGAACAGAGGGAGATAAGATTGTCCCTTGAATGATCTCCGCCTTCAGCCAAAGGCTTGATGTGGTGTACCTGTTCCATCGGCACAAACTTTCCGTTCTTGAGACACTCCTCGCACAGAGGATGCTCCTTTGCGTAGGAGTCACGGATGCGTTTCCACGCTCTGCCGTAACGATTCCTTGTGGCGGGGTCTCTGCCGTAGCGTTCATACTGCCGGTTCACAAGTTTCTCATGCTCTTCGCAGTATCTTTTGTCCGTGAGCCTGCCGCATCCGGGGTAGGCACAGGGATGCTTTGGCTTTCTTGGCACCTTCGTCCTCCTTTCTTCAGGCATAAGAAAAGCCTCCAAGGATTGCTCCTCGAAGGCTCGTCTGATTCTGCTTTTCGCTGATTATATACTATCACATATATGACCATTGCATCTTGTTGCAAAGCATTGCATTTGTTGCAAGATTCATATTGTTATAGGGCTTTCCGGGATTACCGTGTGGGCAAGAGCCTTCTGATGCCACCGCCACACGGTAACCTTGTCCGCATTCAGTTCGTCACCGATCTGCTCCCAGGTCATGTTGTGAATGTAACGGTAGCGAAGTACCATCTGCTCATCCGTGTCCTCGACCTTTTCAATGACCGAGCGGATCTCTTTTTTCAGATCCACGAAGAGGTCGATCTCCGCATCGATTTTTTCTTCCATCTCTCTGATCTTGAAAACGCACTTCACGAACGGAGCCTCCGTATTTCTTGAGGTCTGTACTCTGTCCCCAAGCTGTGGTGAGGAGATGGAGAAGGACATTTCACGGAGTCTTTGCAGTTCCTCAATGTCGCTGTTGATTTTATGGTCAAGACGGTAAGCCTGATGAAGATATTCTTTCGCAGTCATTTATCGTCCTCCTGTTGTAATTTTCTAAGTACGATCTCACCGTTTACATTGGTGAGGTTTTCAAACCAGTCCGAGAGGAAGAACCTCTCGCAGTCTTCTAACATTACTTTCGCATCGGCATTCTTCGGACGCTTGCGGAGTTTATGCCGTGCCATGCGGTAGTCCTTTACCGCCTGCATCACGATTGCGTTTGCGAGGTTCTCGTAAGGCTCGGTCATGGTCTTTTCTCCAGGTTGGCTTTTACCGCATCGATCAAAGCGGACTGCGTCTTTTCTTTACGCTTAAGGGCGTCCATGACATCTTCGTCAATGGTGCCGCCGCAGATGATGTGGTGAATGACAACCGTTTCTTTCTGTCCTTGACGCCAGAGCCTTGCGTTCGTCTGCTGATAGAGTTCCAAACTCCACGTCAGTCCGAACCATATAAGGGTGCTGCCGCCGGCTTGAAGGTTAAGCCCGTGACCGCTGGATGCCGGATGGCAGAGCATCACGGGAACTTCGCCCTTGTTCCATCTTTCGATGCTGTCCGATGTATCAAGCTTGGCATACGGGATCTTCAGCGTCTTCAGCCTCTGCTCGATACGGACGAGGTCATGCTTGAACCAGTAGGCAACGAGAACCGGCTTGCCGTTGGCTCCTTCGATAAGGTCTTCCAGCATATCGAGTTTCCTGTCATGGATGAGCTGAGCTTCGCCCATCTCGTCATACACAGCACCGTTTGCCATTTGGAGAAGCTTTCCCGAAAGCACGGCGGCATTGGCGGCATCGATTTCCTCGTTCTTAAGCTTTACGACCATATCCTCTCGAAAATCATCGTACACAGATTGTTCCGAAGGACTCATGAAGACCGGCACTTCGTTTATGACGCATTCCGGCATATCCAGATAGTCCACGCTCTTCATGGAGATGGTGATGTCGGATATTTTGTCATATATCGCATCCTCCGCTCTGGGAAGAGGTTTGTAGCTGAACACCATCTGCGCATTGCGTTTGTCCGGCTCAAAGTACGAGAGACGATAGCGGGTTATGTACCTTCCGAGCCTTTTTCCGAAATCAAGGATTCTGAACTCCGCCCATAAATCCATAAGTCCGTTTGAGGAAGGTGTACCGGTAAGACCCACGATTCTTTTAATGAAGGGTCTTACTTTGAGAAGCGCCTTGAAGCGTTTTGCTCCGTAGGATTTGAATGAGGACAGTTCATCTATGACCACCATATCGAAGTCAAAAGGAAGTCCCGATTTATTGATGAGCCAGTCCACATTCTCTCGGTTGATGATGGTGACCGGTTCATTGCGGAGAATAGCGGCTTTTCTTTCAGTCTCCGTTCCGACAGCAACGGCATATTTCATGCCTTTAAGGTGATCCCATTTCTTTATCTCCTGCGGCCATGTATCTCTTGCCACACGAAGAGGTGCGATGACCAGCACCTTGCAGACGGTATTCGTTTCAAAGAGCTTCTTCATTGCCGTCAAGGTAATGACGCTCTTGCCGAGACCCATTTCAAGGAGTACGGCTGCTATGGGATTATTGATTATGAAATCAGTCGCATAGGACTGATATTTATGAGGATTGTATTTCATTGATAATTCCTCCAATCTGCTTAGGCTCATCCAGGATGAAAACGGAAAAGCCAAGCTGCTCAAGCTGCCTTTTTCTTCTCATTTGGAGAGGCCGTGGTTTAAGTCCTGTAGTCTTTATTTCAGCGAAACCGATGTGACCGCCGGGAAGAAGGATGATTCTGTCGGGCACCCCATCTAAACCGGGTGATACGAATTTCACGCAGAGACCGCCCATCATCTTTACGGCGCTCACCAGTTTCCGTTCCAGTATCTTTTCATTCATGCTTTTGCATTCCATCTTTTTAATTGCCTGGGACAAACGGATGGACAACAGCAGATTTTTTCCTATACGCGCGTATACACATATACACGCACCCGCTTTGTCCTTATTTTCTTTACTGAATACAAAGTAGAGAAAAGTTGTCCGCCTGTCCCAAGCACCAAGGAAAACAGCCTATTTACAAGCCTTCCGGCATTGGACAATGCTCGGACAGCCTTGCGGACAGTTTATTTTTCTGTCCTGCGGTAGATACGCTGACGTCCGTAGATAGGAAGTGAAGCTCGTCCGTTGTCCGCTGCCTTGTCCCAACCATCAATCTTCTTCACGATAGCTGCGATGGCATAGGAGTCGGCGGGTTTGATTGCCGATGCGTCCTTGCCGAAGCACTCGCACCAGATCTCGATGTTGCTGACAGTCTCACGCCTTACGGTGCCTTTGTGGGTATCACCGCCGAACTCCGAGCCGGTCAGGAAGTTCCTTCTTTCATAGAGGGACATGGAATCCCATTCTTCCGGAAGAAGCGTATCCAGGTAATTACGGACGATGCCTTCACGGTCATCAGACTCCATAGCGGCAGCCTGTTCGGACGCAGCCTCCAATGCCTCGTCACCGCGAAGATATAAAATCTCACCTCTGCGATAGATGGTAAGAGCCTCCGCCCATATCTGCTTTACGGCTTCCTCGTCCAGTTCCCACGGCTTTTTTACAGCATCACCACCAATGCGGACGGGCCAGAAACGGCGGTTACCGGTGATGTCACGAAGGAACCCGCTCTCCGCATTTGTTGAGCCGACAATGATGCTCTGCCTGAGGTGGCTTTCCACATTGACGCCGTAGGATGCTCTGTACTTATCGTCCTGTCGGGTGATGAAGGACTTCACCGTTTCCACATCGGCTTTCTTCATGCCGTTGAGTTCGGAGAGTTCCAAAATCCAGTATCCCTGCAGTTTCTCCGCACCGGACTTATCCTTCATATCCGTTAAGGTGAGTGAGTCGGAGAACCAGTCACCGGCAAGCTTTGAGAAGAAGGTGCTTTTTCCCACACCCTGGGGACCGTTCAGAATGAGAACACTGTCGAACTTCTTCCCGGGTTCGTAGATTCTTGCAACGGCGGCAGCAAGGGTCTTTCTCATGACCGCTCTTGTGTACTTGCTGTCGGCGGCACCGAAGTAGTCAATAAGAAGCGTATCGACTCTCTGCACACCGTCCCAATCGGGAAGTGCCTCCAGGTATTCCATGATCGGATGGTAGGCTCTTTCCGCAGCAACTGAGACGGTTGCATCCTTTGTCTTTGCCGGGGAGTACAGACCGTACTTCTTTGAGAGGTATACCTTGAGAGATGCGTTGTCGGAATCATTCCATCCCGGCTTCATCTGCTCCCACGGAAGACCGCCGTTTGCATCGATGCCGTCACGGTGCTTGTTGAAGGCAATGTTCTGAAGTTCTTCATCCATACGGAGGATGAGTACGATATTGTCGAGGGTGTCTTTTATCTTCCCGTTCTTATCAAGTTCCAGGAGAGTTTCCCAATCGGTCGTACCGAACTCACGCTCGGCGGCTTCTTTTCTTTCAAGGGCAAGCTGTTTTTTAACTTCATCATCCTGCACGGCAAACTCGCTCATGGCGGTAAAGGACTTCTTATCGTCCAGATCGCCGAATTTGTGGATGCGGATGATGTCAAAGGCATTGAGAAGCATTCCACAGGCGGGGTCTGTCGCATGGTGACTGTAGGCGAACTTGTCATCGTAGAGCACAACACCTGCGGAAGAGTCTGCAGGTATGTAATCGTATCTGCCTTCCATAGCGGACGGAGCGTAGACATCCGGCAGGAACTTGTCGATGGCATCCTGCACCGTATAGGCCCTGCAGAACACACCGACAATGCCGTCCTTTTCAAGAGGGTCTGCTTGCTTCTTTGTAGCAGAAGTTCTGACTTCGCTTTCACGGCTTGAGGTCGGAAGAAGACTGCAGTCCTTCCAGTTCGGATGAGCGGACAGATATTTATCCGGGTCAAGCCACTCGCCGTCAACTCTTTTGAAAACATACTCGCCGTTTGCCGGAGTGGTAGGCCAGTACATAAGCTGCTGCGGACGATAGGAACATTCATCGAACTGGTCGATACCCCATTCCTCGGCAAAGTATCTGCCGATGGCGGTGAACTCGTCCGGGGTCACATCCCTTGTGAAAGGAACGATGATACGCACTCTCGGATTCTCCGGTGTGTGACCGTGGGTGGTATATAAAGCGGCGGCATACTTGCAGCCGGAGGTGAACTTCTCGATGAAGTCTTTATCCGCATGGTCCGCGTCATGGGTGAGCATGGAACGGCAGACCACGTTCTCACGCTTTCTGCGGTTATCTTTCAGCTGACCGCCGACAAAACCGCCGCGATCCTTTGCACGGTCACGGTCGGCTTTTGACAGCTTCGGATATTCCTCGACCGTCTCGGTGGTATAGGTTGTATTTTTAAGCCTCTCGCACAGTTCATCGAAGGTAGTGGTCTTGTTCGGCCATTTCTTCGCATAGCAGCTGTTGCCGTAGGCTATCGGTAAATTACGCATGATCTGTGACCTCCTCGCAGTTTGAATCAAAATACCTTAAGCGGTAGTTCTTCCATTTGGCTCTCTTGATCTCGGAATCCATACCGGAAGAAATGCGCTCTCCGAAAACCCACACCTCGCTGCATTTGCTCATGATGGCGTTACCGAAGAAAAGAGCGAGTTCCCGTTCCTCCGGGTCACCATCATCCATGAACTGCGGAAAAAGCAGATGCACGGCGATGGGAATATATCCACTGTCAACAGCGAACCTGCAGTACCTCTTTGCGGCGGCAACATTACCTTCAATGTCACCCGCAAAGGGACTGCAAATATACACGATAGGTCTGAAAGCACGGAGAGCTTTCCTTTCTGTTTCTATATTGGTAAGAGCCTCGTATACCGTAGGGTCGGCATACTGCTCACTGTTTAAAAATGGAATATTCATTGGTTCAATCCTTTTTGTAAAATTCACACTCATACCCGTCGGCACGAAGAATCAGTCCAGGTGCCCAAGGCGGTGTCCTGCTCATTTGCTTGCAGACGGCATCAAAGGACATACCTTTATCCGCTTCGATGATCAGTTCATCGTGAACGTGGGCAACGATACTGCAGCATCGAAGGGTGTTCATGGCATACATCAGAATGTCGCGGCTCGTTGCCTGGACAATGTTTTCCACGAACTTGGGGCCGTAGCTTTCGATTCGCTCCCAGCGTTTTGTCATTCCGACACCTTCATAGGTCACGGATTCACCGCCGAAACGATTCTCTCCGATGCGAGGCTTTGCGTAAGCAAGACTTCTGCCGGAAGGAAGCGTAATGAAGAGCATCCCGCTTTTACAGGTGAAGGTGATGCCGTGGGTCTGCGTGACGGTCTTCTGCTTGATTGCTCTTTTAACCGCAGAATCCACATCCCACCAGAAACGCACGATGTTCGGATTAGAGTTTCTCCAGGCATTCACAAGCGGCTGAAGTTCCTCTTCGGAAAGACCCATCTCGATTGCACCCATTGCTTTGAGCGCCCCGACAGATCCACCGTAGCCGAGAGCCAGTTCTGCGATTTTGCCTTTCTGACGAAGATGTCCGTTTTCGCCGTTCTTCACAACGGGAACTTTGAACATCTGACTTGCGGATGCACAGTAGATGTCACCACCGTCCGCAAAGACTTTCTGCCGCCATTCCTCACCGGCAAACCAGGCAATGACTCTCGCTTCGATAGCGGAGAAGTCGGCTACGATGAATTTCCTGCCGTCCTGCGGAACGAAGGCGGTACGCACAAGTTCCGAAAGCACATCCGGCACGGAGTCGTACTTTTTGCTGATTGCTTTATAACTCAGACTGCACACCATATCTCTGGCATCGGCGAGGTCTTCCATGTGGTTCTGCGGAAGGTTTTGAAGTTGGACGAGCCTTCCCGCAAATCGTCCTGTGCGGTTTGCTCCGTAGAACTGGAACATCCCACGGACTCTGCTGTCGGCACAGACCGCGTTCTCCATAGCGGTGTATTTCCTAACCGATGACTTGGCAAGCTGCTGACGGATGGTCAGCACTTCACGCAGGTCTTCCGGGCAGTCTTTCAGAAGTTCGATAACGGCTTTCTTATCCAGACTTTCGGTTTCAAGACCGTGTCCGGAGAGCCATTCCTTCATCTGTACCACGGAGTTCGGGTTCGTAAGAGCGGTAAGCTGCTGAAGACGGTGCCTAAGGTCATTGGAACTGTCACGGTCGCGGGCAATGGCATGGCTTACGAAGTTTGTATCCACACCGATTCCTCTGTCATTGATTTCTTCGGACAGGTGATATTCATCCCATACTTCATCCGGCACGGGGAATTTGCCGAGTCTTTTCTGTATGCCCATTTCAGTTTCCACGTCACGCTTGTTGTAGGCTTTGAAGGTTTCCCACTTCTCTTCATCGTGGTAATAGAGGTTGCGAGTTCTGCCGCCGTTCTTGATAGTCGGTCTGCACGGCTTACTGAAAAAACGGATCAGGTCTTTGCCTTCACGCATTTTCTGCTGTTCAAGGCCAAGAATCGCACCGACACTTTCAAGGGAAAGCGGAAGTCCCATATATGCCGACCACACCATCGAGCATCTCCATGAGGATGGGTCAAGGTATTCTCCGGTTTCGTATCCGAGCCACCTTGACAGGCAGACACGCTCAAAGGAGGCGTTGAATGCCCACTTTAAGATGCTGTCATCCGTGAGAGCGGACACGATTTCCTCCGGTATCTTTTCACCGACCGCAAGGTCGATCACCTCGACTTCACCGCCGTCAACGGAGTAGCCGAACAGGAGTATTTCAAAATCCGGGGATTCCACATAACGGTAGACCCCGGTCTTCGTCAGGTCGGCTGACGAGTATGTTTCAATGTCAATACTGATATTTTTCATTTGGGTCACACCTTTCGCATAGTCCTCAAGGGCAGCGGGACAATGCCCGCCACCCGATAGGAGTGATAATTACTTCTTGAATTCCTTCATACGCTCAAGGTGATACTCGCTGTCGCGCTTTTCACGCTCCTGCTCACGCTTTTCATGCCTGCGGTCGTTGATGAAGGTCTGAATGCCCACGGCAACCCAGGAGAGCGTTGCAAGGGAGAAAGAGCCGATAAGGATGTTCACAAGAAACTCGGTTACAGCACTTACAGTTGTTCCGTCCATGTCCGCACCTCCTTATGCCAGGAACTCATCGTCATCGATGGCTCCGAAGTCTTCGCTTGCGTTACGCTTGCCGCCAAGGGGTTCGCCGTCCCTGACTTTCTGGATGTTGCCGAGACCGCAGGCAATACCCTTATTGCCATTGGAGTTGAAGGCATAGAAGTTGATGGACACACGGGCATAGCAGCCGGAGTAAACCTCGCCGCAGTCGAGAATAGGCTGAACCTTCTGATCCACGATCTGGGGAGCGGTAGTGCTGTTGGCGTTGACGAAGTAGCTTCCTGCGTAAGCCTCATCGTCACGCTCGATATCTCCGTCACGGAGAGGAAGCTTGATGGCAGCCTTGTTAGGCTTCTTGCCGCCGAACTTGCCGATGCCTTCTTCGATTGCGGCATCGATGGCAGCGTTGATAGCTGCTACGGTCTTCTTGTCATCCTTGGGGATGATGAGAGAAACGGAATACTTCTCGGCTCCGCCGTTAATGCTCTTAGGCTCCCACACATTTGCGTAAGAAAGACGAACGGTACCGGTAATAACTTTTGTTTTGGAATTAGCCATGATATTAATCCTCCATAAATTCATTAAAGTCAGTTGTTGCGTTTGATGTATTGATTGCAGGACGCTTGTCGCTGCTCGGAACGAGAGTCGGCTTTCCGGGCGGCTTGATGAGAAGAGGTACGATGATCTTTTCAAATTCAGCTTTGCCCATGAGCTTCTGCATCTCGGTAATGCCGATGAGTTTCTTCGTGTAGATATCTCTGTAGCCGGCTTTGTTTGCGGCTTCAGCCACGGCATCCTCATCGGAGTACTTCCTGACGGATCTTCCTTCGACCACCTTGAAACCTTTCCACTCTTTGCCGTGGAACAGGGCTGCGTCCGTGGCATATGCCATCAGTTCATTTGCCCACTTGGTGATGTCCGGGAGTTTGACCAGGATTTCTTCGATCTCCTCATCGGTGAGGAGGGGTGGGAGCGAAAACTCCCTCTGTGCAAGCTTCAGCTTTTCTTCGGCTCTGGCTCTGCACCTCGCAGCCGCCTTACAGAACTGGCAATGATCTCCGGGGAGATATTCGCCGTCACCGTTGTAGGCGGCTCTTGCTTTCGGTTTCAGTACCGTCTTTGCCCACTTGCGGAGTTCCGTTGCCGTTATAGTCCAGGTGGACACATTTTCACGGCGGGGTTGGAAGATGGACATTGATACCCGTTTGACTTTGTACTTACGGCTGTATTTCTTGAGAGCCGCAAGTGCGTACAGCATCATCTGGCTGTTATGCTCCGCCTCAACGAGAACGCCCTGTCCGTACTTGAAGTCGATGACGTGGAGTTTGCCGGGTGCAAGAAGCACCGCATCTCCCGTACCGAATCCGTCCGGCACATAACTTGAGAAGTCGAGCCTTTGCTCAATCAAGACCAGAGGGTCTTCTTCGGCACCGTCCTTCATCTCATAGAACTGCTCCATGACGAAACTCACATAGTCCGTGGTGTATTCGTCCATAGCATCGTCTTCATAAGGTGAGGTCGGTCTTTGGCTTCTCAGCTTGAGCGCCCGTTTCAGCTTGTGTTCCGCAAGAGCATGGGCCGCCGAGCCTTCCGCTGCCGCCTGGGATGTGCTGCCTTCAAATTCCAGTTCGAGTCTCGCAGACGGTGTGCATTGCATCCATCTGTGAGAGGAAGATGCTGAAAGCACTGCGTGGTTGTTAGGTGGCATGGGATTCACCGCCTTTGGAAACCTCGCTGATTGCGATCTCGTCCACGGCATCACCGGGAACAATAACGGTCAGCTTCTGCGGAGTTCCGAGGAGAAAACGGAGAATCCGCTCCCTCACGGTTATGCGTCTGTAAGTGACTGCGCCGCCGTTTGCATGGTCTTTCACCACGCTGATTTTCAGATTCTGTCGCATAGCGTTTACCTTTCCGAGGGGTTGGTATTGTTTTGTCCCTCTCGCTGTACGCAGAAAAACGGGGCGTTTGTCAGGGTAGTTATTTAAAATTTCTTCGGGAATTTTTTCTGGGCGGCCTTTATGGACTCGTCCACGGACTGGAAAGACGCTCCTTCCAGTTCCGCAATTTCGCGCAGAGTCTTACCTTTTATATAGAGGATCAGCCTGCGTTTCTGTGTTTCCGTCAGCTTCGAGAAGCAGGAGTTCAGTATCTGTCTGCGCCTTTCAGCTTCAGCATCACTTTCGCCGTAATCCTCACAGCGTCCGTATTCATCTCCTTCATAGTCGATAGCATTCAGGGAATAGCAGTGATAGCGTTCTTTCTCCTGCTGTGCGTGTTCAGCCTTGCGGCTGTCGATGACGATGGCACCGATTTCCTCCGAAACCTCGACTTCCGATACATCACCGTTTGCAAATACATACTTAATCTTCATTTGTATAGCTCCTTAAAATTTCAATTTTTGAAATCCGCCAGAGCCGCGAAATCCGTCAAAAACAGAAAAAGACGGCGGTGAGAATCCACTTCGCCCGTAAGGGTTTGATGGATTCCGCACTGCCGTCTTGCGTTCTGGCGGATTTGATTTAGTTGTTATGCTGCCGGGAGGTTCTCAATCTTTAGAGTCCCATCCGGATTTGCTGTAATCCGTGTAATACAGCCTTTGATTTCAATCTCGATAACCTTGTGGTCTGCCGAAATATCGCAGACTCTCTTGCCGTTATTGTTTCGGACTGGTTCGATAGCCATCACCTCCTGTTCTCTTTAGAACTCATAAGTACCACTTCCTTTGATTAACTATTACCAATAGGTTCAACTGATAGAGAAAAAAATACACCGTAATCTACTGTGGGTCTTGATTACGATGCACAGTTGAACCGATAGGTTCAATAATATTATAGTCACACGCTCATACGGTGTCAATAGGTTTTTGAACTCATAGGTAAAAATTTTTACATTTTCTATTGCTTTTAGGTTCAATGTGTGATACAATACAGTTACAGCCGAGAAAGAGGTGTGAAAATGACATTAGGAGATTTTATTAAAACAAAAAGAACTGAACTGAATATGAGCCGTAATGCACTCGGTGTCAAAGCAGGTATTAGCCACACTGAGGTATACAGAATTGAAACCGGAGCAAGGCAGCAGCCTTCGCTTAAGGTTCTCTGTGCAATTGCTGACGCCTTATCCGTTCCCCAGGAGGAATTGATGAAAGTAGCAGGATATGCACCTTCTGACGATACTTCCGCAGTAGAAAGAGCTTTTCCCGGTCTTCGTACAGAAAAACAGAGAGAAACTGTTGAACGTATTGCCGATGGTCTCTCCCGTAATGCTGACTTAAAAGATGAGGATCTGGATGATCTCTATCGTCAAGTTGAGGTGTTTATTGAAATTGCAAAGAGAAAACAAAATTCCAACTAAGCCGAGGTTTAATTTTGTAACCGATACCGCTTACGATTTTCTTCTTGAATACGGATACAGTAAATTTCCGATATCTCCTTTCAAAGTTCTTGAGGACTTATCGGAATTTGTCTCTTGTATGCCGTGGTCGGAGGCAAAGAAAGCACTTAAATCATCAGACCCTTTTCATTTGATGGAAACCGGTGCCGAAGCCAGAACCATCCGCCTACGCGACACGGGAATGTATCTTATGGTCTATGATGATGTTCACTTTAACAGTGATCACCGCATTGGATGGACTATCATGCATGAAATCGGACACATAGTTCTGGGGCATCTTACCGACTTTGAACAGACTGCATTAAACCGAGGCGGTTTAACCAAGAAGGGATATGAAGTTCTTGAAATCGAAGCACATTATTTTGCTGCGGAAGTTATGATGCCGACCGCTCTTCTTAAATACTTTCAAGCCATTGAGATTGAGGAAATCTCTTTGCTCTTTGGTGTATCCGAAGAAGCTGCAAGGAAGAAGTATAAGCGTGTATTTCAAGTCGACTATATGCCACGTCACTCATGCGAAGATAAGCTGATAAGGAACTTTTTTGATTTCCTTGAAAATGACTTAGACCGCACTATCTACAACAATATTTACGGAACTTGGGGCATTCCTAATAAAAACAGTTACACGAAAATCTGTAGAAAATGCCCCGAGTGTTTAACCTACATATCAGACAGGGATGCTGATTATTGTCCTTATTGCGGAGCGGAAATCGACAAAAGACCCGCCTATAAAAATATGTTTCATAGGCTTGGAGATCTGCAGAAGTTCGCAAAACTCCCCGGAGTTTCACATCCCGATTTGCTTACGAAGACGATTACTCTCCCCGGCGGAGATAAGGTTGAACGGTTACGCTTTTGCCATAACTGTTTGAATCATGAGATTGCTGACGATGCGGAATACTGCAATATTTGCGGAGAAACGCTTTACAGTACTTGTCTTAATGAAGAAACCAGGCTTGCGATAAATGAATGCTTTTGCACTTCCTGCGGAAGTGAGTCACCGATTCATAGCACTTACCTTAAAGCAGAAGGACGGCTTATGCGGATAAAAGATTGCTCAGCCTGCAAAACCTATTCGGAAGAGTGGATGCAATACCCTTACTGGGGATTTATAAAAATGAAACTCTATTCAGAACGAAGCAAGGCTACAGATTCATTGAGGAGTGCGCTTATCTATAGCAATGCTTATATTGATGACAACGATAATGTAATTATTTATACGGACACTGCGGCAGCTGCAGTGTGCATAAATAATGAGATAGATACGGTTCTTCAGACAATGAGCCGATACGATGAGGTTGAGCATAACTCTGCGGAGGTGTTTGTAGCGGATGATTTATAATGACGGATTTCAGATGGATGATAACCTTCGGGTAACGAAATGCCCGAAGTGCGGAAATGAGCAGTTTGATGACGATGCGGAATATTGCAGGATTTGTGGGACTCCGTTGTTTAATATTTGCGAGGGACAAGAGGAATGGGATAACTTCGGTAACGTTATAGACCGTACATATCACAGAAACTATGGTAACTCCAGGTTCTGCGAGAGATGCGGCAAACCTACCGGGTATTTCAGGTTAAAACTCCTTCGCCCATATGATGAGGTCGAGGAACAATACAAAAAGCAATACTCCGAACTCAATTCCTTGGAAGATATCGATTCGGACGATCTTCCGTTCTGAACCGTAGCGAGGTGATTTGAATGGCGAAAAAGAATGATGATTTCTTTGATGAGAAAAAAGATTGGTCAAAGGTCAAGGATGCGTTACTCGGTAATTATTTCAAGCCATATGTGCAGAAAATCTTACACACATACCGTCCTCTCGTTTATGTTGATTGCTTTGCGGGAAAGGGCAAATTTGCAGACGGAAATCCCGGGTCTCCCGTAATTGCTTTAGATATCATTAAAGAGTGCGAGGCGCAAACTCGTGTTGAAACATCCTCGATTGAAGCAACTTTTATTGACCTGAACTATGCCGCCGACCTCCAAGAAAACTTGAGCGGATACTCTGGCGTTTGCATCGTGTCTGGAAAATATGAGGAAAATATTAAACGAATCCTCAAGGACAAGGATAACTGCAATGTGTTTTTATATATTGATCCTTATGGTATTAAAGCCTTGCAATGTTCTTTGTTCGATTATTTTGCAAAGCGAAACTTTAATTCGATTGAGCTATTGATAAACTTGAACTCTTTCGGATTTATTCGTGAGGCTTGTCATGCAATGGGTACCTCGTTTGACGCTCCGGATGTTTTTGAAGACCTTGTAGAATATGACCCTACAAAATTGGATGCCACAGAAAAGTCCATTAGAGAGCTAAACGAGATTGCTGGCGGTGACTACTGGCAGGCAATTATAGCAGCATATAAGAAAAAAGAAATCGATGGATATGAGGCAGAATCACAGTTTGCTGAACAGTATTGTATGAGGCTGATGGATAACTTCAGATATGTTCTTAATATGCCTTTACGTATTAAAAGAGGTCAGCGACCGAAGTACCGTATGATCCATGCCACAAATCATACAGATGGATGTCTGCTTATGGTTGATAATATCTGCAAGCGTTGGGAGATGTGGCAGGATGTTCAGAACGAGGGACAAATGACACTCTTCCCTGAAACTTATGATAATCAGTTCCTCAGTGAAGAAACGCTTGAACGAATGGTTGTTGAGCATTTTAGTCAATGCTCGAAGTGGACATCTTTAAGCGAGGCTCTTGCCATATTCTTCGTTATGCACGGTCCTATCTGCAAAGCAGGAGAAGCAACGAAGATCCTTTCACGTTTGGAGAAGGAGGGATGCCTTTCTGTACTAAGAAACCCTGAGAAAACAGAGAAAGGTACACCAACAAAATTCATGACAGAAGGTAAAGGAAAAACAGTGTCAGTGAGGTGGAAAACATGA